TCCCCGGCTGCTCCGGTGACGAGCACATCCACCACGCCCCCGAGCTCGAGGTCGCGGCCGACTTCGATCGGATCACTATTCACGCCGATGCCGATGCTGCACGTCACGCCCGCACTCGCGGCAATCACCTCGGGCGTTGTGGCGTCAACGATCACCGGCGCAGCACCATCGGTGAGCCGCGTGACACCTGCTTTCATGGACGCGGCGTACATCGCGTTCGTCGGCGAGGTGCGTAGCGCGACAACCTGGATATCGAGCAGCATGACGCCAGGCGGCGGAGCGAAGCCTATGCCTCTCGCGCTGCGGGCTGGCGACGGGTCTTCATTGGTCGTCGTCGCAGCGCCGGCCCATTGCACCCCGTGTGCCCCCGGAAAGCCCGAGCACACGGACTCCATGACGCCACCCTGCGATCTCGCGCCGACCGCAGTTGCACCGATAGCCCAGACACCGGTGATGGCGCCGATGGCAGTCCCGTCTTCCTGGAAGACCAGCGCGCCCGCGCCGAGCGCTGTGCCGCCCTCGATATCTTCACGGACTTGCGCGCCCAGCGCCGGCGACCACGCTTCGATGTGTGGCGTAACGGCGGGCGCCGAGAGCGCGCAGGCGACGATGTACATGATTGCCGGGTCGGGGTCGCCGGCGATGTTGATCCGCGATCCCGACGCCGAAGATGCGGTGACGGTGGTGCGCTCCAGATATCCGCCGGACGTGATCCGACCGACGCCAAGTTCCCACGCCGACCCGTCCTCGATCCGGTACGAGATGCCGATCGGGAGTGACAGCCCAAGTGTGTCGATCACCGGACTCACCGCCCGATATCCCGGTGCTGCGCCGCTCATCGACTGCACCTCGTCGGTGCCAGTGCTGTCGATGATCATTGCCACTTGATCGAGAGCGAGCATTACTGTTCCTCAGCAGTAATCGACCAGGAGCATTCGGCGCCACCTTGATCGAACGATTCATCGGGCGGGCTGGCCATCACGGTGAGCTGCGGGAAGTACCAGACCGCATAGCTGACGGCGCCGGCCACAGCGGTGACGGTGGCAACGTGTGTTGCGATCGAAACAGCGGTTTCGACCTCTCGGCCGTCGGCGCGATGAGCGCGCGCGAAGGGCTCGTAACCGGTATCGGTGCGTCGCGCCACCGGCAGGGCGATGGACGTGCTCTGCGAGCGGATGGCGCGCGGCAGGCCACACTTGAGCGTGAGCGGGCCGGTGTAATCGAGCGCATCGAGGCCGAGCGGGCACCAGCCGTTGCCGCTCAGCGTGACCGCCAGCTTCTGCCACTGGGTCTGCTTGATGGCAGCGCCGTTCATCATGCGACGCATGGAAGCCCCGCCGGTCACGTTGATCTGCTGCTGCAGGTCGAGGGCGGCGGTCATCGGCACGACGACGCCCCCGAGTTCAAAGGCACGTCCTGCGTTCATCTGCCCACCTTCAGCGCTTCGCGCCGCAGTTTCTGTTCGAGGGTGCGCGAGGTCGCGCGATCGATCTGCACCGGCACCTGGCCGACGCCGGGGATGTTGAAGTAGGCGGGCTGCAGCGCGCGGTCCTGCACGGCGCTGGACAGGCCGGCGGTCGCGCGTGAGGCGCTTTCACCGATGGCGCCGCCCATGGCGTAGCGCGGCAGCTGCATGTTGTTGATGGCGTTCATGAAGCTGTCGCCGTAGTACTGGGCGGCGCGCTGGCGGATCATCCACTCGCCGTTTGAACCCCACATCAGGATGCTGTCCGACGTGCCGGTGCCGGGGCCGCGCAGCTTGCCGCCGGTAGCCTTCTTCGGCAGTTCGCCAAGGATTTCTGCGGAGCGCTTATCGTCGGCACCACTACCCCCGGCCGGCACCGTCACCACGGGCAGCACCACGGGGTTGTTCTTCAGCTTCTCCTGCAGTGCGGCGACCAACTGATCCATGCTCGCCGCCGCACCCGCCTCGTCGAAGCCGACGCTGATCGTTTTCAGCCATTCGGCATCGGTGCGCAGCTTGTTGATGGCTTCCTGAACGGTCGCCAGCCTCGCCTGCTCGGCCTGCTCGGCACCGACGGCCGCCTGGTCCTGCAGGGCCTTCACCTGCTTGGCGAGGTAGCCCAGAACATCTGCGCTCGATCCGCCCGCCTTGTCGATCTCGCTGATCAGCGACTTCGCGCGCTCGCCGGCGCGGATGGCGTCCTCGAAGTCGCCGCCGGCAAGCGCCTGGCGAGACCGCGCAATCTGCGCCTGCACGTCGCCGGTATTCGCCTCGCGCTCCGGCCTGCGGCTCTGCCCGATGCCAGCAATGAAGTCGTCGTTCGACTTCGCCAGCTGCTCGCGGCGCTTGCGCGCGCTGTCCAGCGCCTTGTTCGCGTCGTCGTAGGCTTTCAACTGGTCGCCGAGCTTCTGCTTCAGCGTCGCCAGCACCTGGTCCTTGGCCTGCGCCTGGCGAGTGTTGAAGTCCTGGATCAACTGCACGCGGCGGTTGTTGATGTTCGCCAGTTCGCGCAGGCTGTCTTCGTAAGTGCGCGCGTCGCGCGCGGCGTCGATGGCCGACTGTGGCGTGACGTTGCTGTTCGCGGCGGCGCGGTTCTCCAGATTCGAGCGAGCGCGGTAGTACTCGGCAGCCGACTTCAGCCGCTCCTCGTAGGCCGCGCGCTCGCTGGCGCTGAGTTGCGCGATCTGCTCCGAGTTCAGGCGGACGGCGTCCTTCGCGAAGGCCGTGGCTTCCATCACGGCCTTGTTCTCGGACAGAAATTTCTGGTCGTCGCGGGCCAGCTTCTCGGTCACGTCGCTGTACTCGCGCATGGCGGCAACGAGTTCGAGGATCTTCTGCGTCGACATGCCGATGACGACAAGGGCAGAGCCCTTTCCGATGACCGACAGAAAGCGCTCTGCCGCGGCTGTCGCGAGCGCGGTACCGGCGCCCGCCGAGGTCGCTGCAGACGCCATGGTGAGCAGCGAGCCATTCAGCAGCCCCAGCGCGCCAGCAGCCTTGACCACCGCCAGACCGGCGATGACCGGTGCCAGCGCCTGCAGTGCCCCTGCGAGGGCGATGGCAGCATCGGTGACCGCCGCGATGATGTTGATGGCGCCCGACATCACGTCGGACAGCTTCTGCGCGAAGGCATCGAGGTCGCCGTTCTCGGCCGCCTCTTCGATGCGCGCCAACAGGTTTTCGATCTGCAGCGCGACAGTGTCCATCACGCCGGACGCCGCGATGCGTTGCTGGAACTCGGTCAGCCGGTTCGTGATGCGGTTGAGCTGCGCGCCCAGCGAATCCGACGCAGTTTCGAGGCTGCCGCCGACGCTTCGTTGAAGTTCCGCGGCAAACTTCGGCAGGAAGTCGGCGGCGACGACCTCGCCCTTCTTCAGCATGCCGTCGAGTTCCTGCGTTGTGACGCCAATGGCGCGGGCCGCGATCTGGAAAGCACCCGGGATGCGCTCGCCCAACTGGCCGCGCAGCTCTTCGGCCTGCACATTCCCCTTGCTCATCATCTGCTGGATGGCCAGCAGCGCGCCTTCGGTCTGCTCGGTACTCAGCCGCATCACCGTGGCGGCGGACGCAACGGCGCGGAAGATGTCGCGCGTGGCCTCACCTTCCAGCGCGGTGCCGCGCGAGGCAGCCGACAGCTTGGCGTAGCTGCGCGCCGTGGTTTCGAGTTCGAGGCCCAGTTCTTCGACCAGGGCACGCACCCACGACAGTTCCTCGCCGGCGCGCGACACGTCGCCGCTGAAGGCGAAGTCGAACTGCACCTGCAGCGATTCGGCGGCCAGACCCTTTTCGATCACTGACTGCACAGCCGACAAGGCTGCGCGCGCCGCTACCGCCGCCGACACGACACCCGCCAGCTGCGCGGCGACACTACTGCCCGCATTCGCCCCCGCCGCCGCCACTCCGTTTAGTTCTGCCCGCAGTTCGTTCACGCGCTGCTGCGCGATGGCCGACACGCGGGCGATTTCGGTAGGCCCGGCCGCTGATGCCTTGACGCGCTGAAGCGCTGTTTCCACGCCCATGATCTCGCGGCGAAGTTCAGCTGGCCCCCGCGCATTGAGTGTGCGGTAGGCATTCGACAGGCCGGCCGATGCTGCGCCCAAGTCTCGGGTGCGCACCACCGCTCCCTGCAATTCGGTGTTCAGCTTCTCCACACGCTGCTGCGCTGCCGCTGTGGCGCGCGTGATCTCGTCAGGCGCCGCGCCACTGGACTTTATCTCGTCCAGCGCAGTGCGCACCGCCTTCAGGTCGCCCGCGATGGTTTTCACATCACGCAGGCCCAGCGTCTTGAACGCCAGGGTGAGCGAAACGTCCTTGTTCAGCGCCGCCATGCGTCAGCCGCCCTTGCCCTGGGCCTTCTTCGCCACATCGGCCGCGCGCAGAAAGAGCGCGTACGGGTAGCTCCACACATTGGCGTGGCCCAGCTGCTCCAGCATCAGGGCGCCTCGCTCAATGTCAGCCCGGACGTCATGCGTTCGACCAGGTCGGCTGCCCACTGGTCGAGCACGGCGAAAAAATCCGGGTTCAGTGCCTTCACCGTCTCGAAGACCGTGCGGAACTCCGACGGCGTGAGCCGGCTGCACCGCGCGTCGTCCAGATCGGTGAAGCGCTTCAGATCGCTGATCGAGAAGCCGCCCAGCACCGACGCGACGAACAGGTCGCCGCGGTCGGGCGTCACGGCACCTGCCGCAGCCGCCTGCTCGCGGCCCTCGGCGCCAGCAAGGTGCGCGCGGATCTCCGCAAGCGTGATCTCGCGCACCTTGACGATGCCGGCCTCGCGGGTCGGCACCTCGCTCACCGCAGCAAGCTGCGTCATGCCGCGACGCCCAGTTGCTGGATCTTGAAATACTTCG